GTGAAAGGTCCATTAAATGTAGAAGTGATAGTAATATCTAAATTGGTGTTTTTCTCATACAGAGGTACTGTCTCTTCTCTAAGTAAGGTGATAGGAGCTGCATCAGCTATGTAAGCATCTGCAATTGCTTGCTCATATCTCATCACAGAAGGATCTCTTGCGATCGTATAAGGATCTTTGGCATACCTTTCAATAGTAATATCATAAAAATCACTTTCTCCTGTATTAAGATGCATCCGATGAATAACTAGTGAAGCTGTAGTATCTGCTCTAAAAGCCTGCTGTTCATTCTTAAGTACATAGAATGTAGGCAGTACTATCTTCATCTCAAAATCAACACCATCATCTTGATATACACTGACAGAATCTAAATTAGCTTCTAAATCATTGCGAAGCAAGATGCCACCATCTATGACTGCATAATGTTTATTGTCATCAATGCATTGGAAATAAACATCATCCGGTAGCTTCCATTTAAACCAAGCTTGTTGAATATCAGACTGGCTGTTCTCTTTAAAATATTTATAAAGCCAGACAATATCACTTCCCTTTTTACCAAAGGTGACAAGACCAGTTTCCTTACTACTACTAGTCATAGAGTAGTCACTACTAAAAGTATTTGATACTAGCTTGCTTTTTTCAATAACATCAGTCTGACCCTCTCTAAATATATTTGTCATCTCATACATTGACGATGTATTATTTGTATTACCAACAAACCCTACATTAGTGCCAATGATAAATGGTTCACTGTTAGTGTCAAATTTATAAGCAGAGACTTGACTTAGCTTAGCCGTATTAGGTGAGAAGATATCACTATCTGTAGTTAGCAAGAATTGATTGTATTCACCAAATACCAATAGCGCATTATTAATTTCAATACCAGCAAATAAATTAGCAGTATAGTTAGAAGTTGATTCAACATCAACAGGATCCGAAGGACTAACAGTTAAAGCTGTTGATGGGAAGAAGTTAGTAAAGTCACCAGCATTAGAAGTAACAACACTAGAACCACTAAGAAGAACTAATCTATTTCTATAGAACAACATGTTATTGATTTTTTGATCAATAAAACTGGGTGTAAATTGATCTTCTGTACCACATGTTCTCTTAGCATATTTAACATTAGCTACAACCCAATCATCAGTAGTAGCCCTATACCGCAATACATGTGGCATAGTAGAAGTATTTATAGTAGCTCGTTCACCAGGCTTAGCTATTTCTTTCCAATAACCCATACCTGATTCAACATATCTAGTTGTTGATGATGGATTATCAGTAACTACGTCACCATAATCCCTTACGAATTCAACGAAATAATCATCATCTTCTACAAATGAATTCGCAACTTTAGCAACAAAACCTTGCTTACACTCTAAAGGAAGTTTAGATACATTGTTTACAACAGCAACTGGATTTGGATATTGAAAGATTAATTCTGGATAAGCTGCATCGAAATCAGCAACAGAAAGAAGTGGATTATTGTCTAGAAATGTAGCCTTTTCAACTTCACGTTTTGCCTCCCAATCTTCATCAAGCTCTGATTGATTAGTAATAACACTCAGGAGATCCGGCTCTGAGGTATCTATCTTAAAGGGTAGAGAATCAGAAATATAAATACCGTTGCCAATAATTTCAATATTGCTTTCACCAAAGTTGCTATCGAAAACACTGACACGAGCAATAATTTCATCTGCTAAGAGATTTTGCAGGCTTTGTACAGAATTATTAGTAGCGGTTGGTGTGATACTAATATTAGCTACATCTACAGGACCTGATGATGTTAAAACTTCAGTGACCTCATATAAAATACCCATAGTTTCATTACCATCACCATAGGTGCCAGGTAAATCCACTCTAAATGTGTCGCCTAATTTCCAACCTTCACCACCAGACAAGAGTCTAACTTGACTGACATAGTACTCACAAGAGTAATCCCCACTATTTGAAAGAATTTTAGGTTGACTAGCAATAGTTACTCTTACTTGAATTTCACCAGCACGAGTACCGTTATCATTAGGATCAGTGTCATACTTTTCATTTGTAGCACCATTGCTAGTTAATGTGTGCGAACCTGTAGCAGGACAATTAGAAGAGGTTGAAGTTCTACCACCTGAAAAGAATTTAAATTTGCGGACTTCTTCAATATCAGAAGCTTGACTTGTAGTATTAGTGCCATTACCGATCCTATCAAAATTAATTTGATAAGCTCGTTCTACATCAATAACCTTGAATTCAATGAATGATTCATAAGGACGTACTCCTTCTGACGAAGAACTCATTGACGTAACTTGATTAGTGTTACATAGAAATGTAGTATCGGCTAATGTTGCAGACTTAATTCCATAGTCTAAATCATTTGTTAGATACTCAATATCACTCATAGTGAGTGTGGATATATTATCAAACTCTTCATCACCTAATCCTAAATCAACTGGTGTTTCAGATCTTAGAACGGTCTGACTGGTACCTGTATCAGCATCCCACCCACGAACAAAACCATCGGTACTGACATGGAATAAATACCTTTTCTGTACAGTACCAGCTCTTCGGGAGGTAAAGAACCAACAACCAGTATCAGTATTAATTACATTACCAATCTTGTCATATCCAGTTCTCTTCCTTAAACCTTTAGTGACATCAGGATACACATTGACTGCATCTCTAATCTGACCAGGTTTCTTTAGTTCATCCGGTTGTTCATTAATACCTTGAATAAAATTAGGTAGCAGTTGTGATACAGCTGTCATCGTGCAAGTGTTCTATAAGGTTGATAAGATTGGTAGATAGTTCCGCTTGGCATCCCAAAGAATGTATGATCACCTTGATTACATTCGTACTCCATACATGCAGCACGAGCCTGTGCTTCTTGTTGAGCTAGAAGTTGTACAAGTTCTGGGTTGGTAACCAGTTGTGCAGCAGCTCGACCACTAGCACGTAAGATTATATATCTTTGAAATACAGAAGGTAGTTCAGTAAACGGTAACTTCCACGTATAATCCAAGCATATATTTTGAGTAAATTTAAAGGTATGATTATAGCGATCATACAATTTACCATTACGTCTAACTACATCTGTAGTTCTATATACTTGACCGGCGGTTACGTCTAAACGTAAAACATCAGCAGGTATATCAATTTCATCTGAAGAATTTGGTATTACTTCAAAATTAAATTCAGTATTGAATATCCATCCTTCATTCTGTACATCCTTATCTACCTCTGTAATGATCTGGTGGATTACAGAAATTTCTGGGTTGATATAAATGAGGTCTCCGGTAACAGTGTCGGTATCATAAATTCTTGATACTGGTGATTGTCCAATAGCTCCCAGTACAGAGTTCACACTGGAAAGTTCGGTTTCAGTTGTCATAATATACTAGGAATAAATACTATAAAAAAAAGGGACCCGAAGGTCCCATAGTTATCAGGAGCGATCACGAGCTGGTGCGTCTGCTTCCACAGGGTGGTAAGCAAAGCGCAAGTTCTTAGTCTCGCTGTAAACACTTGAAGCGGAAACAGCAGAGCCGTATCCTTTTGAGGTCTTAGCAACAGAAGTACGAACGGCAGTGTTACCGCCAGAGATACCTCCAGTTGCTCCGCTGACACCGTTGTTGCCAGCAGCAGAAGTTTGATTTGCCATAATATCTATAAGTGATTATTATCAAACAGCTTGCAATTCAATTGCAGCAGCAGGGTTAAGTGTGCCAGCACCCATGGCAAGACGTCCGACGACGACATCACCTTGGTACATGGTCTGAACGTCAGCACCAGTGGTCTGGACTTGAGGTCCAATACCTTCAACAACAGCAGCAGCATCACGCATATAGATCAGACCAGCGTGATTAGTGAAGTCACCAGAGTAGTCGTTGTTCTCACCATCAACACGGCTAACAGAACCAGCCAAGAAAGGCAGGTTGTTAGAACGACGGATGGAGATACCAGCGATCTCATAGAGACCCTCACCACTGTTCAGGCTGCCCTGTGAGGCGCCGAAGTCACGGTTAAGGATGTTTGTATCAACCTGAGAAATCAGAGCGTAGTACTGACGGGGAGCCAGGACTGCGAAACGACCAGAGGTAGGTACGTTCTTCTCATCAAGGATTGCAGCAGCTTCGAAGAATGCATCTACGAGAGCCTGAGCGTTGTACTCATTACCAGAGCCAAGATTGATGACTGAACCTCCGGGCTCGGGACCAGGTGATGCAGTAATAGGATGTGCTTCACGTGCAGCCTTAGCGATCATACGGAAGATCTTCTTGTCATAAGCTTCAGCCAAAGCATGACCGATCTTTGCAGAGATCT